TGAACTGAATGAGCGCGAACGGATGGTTGTGCAAATGTTCAGGCTGCTCGATCAGGAGAGTCAGCAGGACATCATTCGGTTTCTGGATGTCCTGCTGACCGGAAAATAAAAATGAACCCGACCATGTGTCGGGTTTTTTTGGAGGTCAGGCCATACCTGCCTGCATTCGTTTCCACTCTCGATCCACTGCCCGTTTCGCAGTCTTCTCTGTGGCATACAACCAACGTAGCCGCCTTGGCTTCGTCTGGTCCCCGGCAGTGATTGTTTTTTCTTTGCCCGTTTCTTTGTCGCGGTAGTAAGCGATGATCCCAGTGAAGTCCCCGGTCAACTCTTCGGCCAACCCCTCAACAGTGTCCTCTGGCAGTTTGCTTTCCAGATCAAGGCTCATGGTGTAGCCATTGTCGGCGCTGAGGCTGTGCTGCACGTTGCCGCCATACCAGATGATTTCATCGATCTCGGCCTTCACGCCCTGGAGCGTGTAGGTCAGTTCCGGAATCAAGTCCGGTCGGCCCCGGGCCAAGGTGTAGCTCAGGGTGGCGCTGCCGCGTTGCAGGCGGTTGAACTCGCCCCGGGCAGCCCGCAGGGCGGACTGCTGGTCGCTGTAGGTATGGCGCAGATCCTTGAGGTTTTCGCCGCCGCCGGCAATGGCTTCCTGCTTCTTGGCACTGTTCACGTCGTAGTAATAGGCACGCACACCGTCGTAGCTGTCGCGATCGGCTTGCAGGTAGCGATGCTGGTCGCCATCGACGCGGGTCAGGGTGATGTGGGGCAGAGCCATGCCGCTGGCCGTCTTGCCACCGCCGGCTGGCATGCACAACAGGCAACCAGATTTGACCGTGGCCACGGCATCGAACTCTTCGCCCAGTCGACTGATCAGGTTGGCATCCGATTCATTGGCCTGGTCGAGCTGCAGGATGGGCAGACCGCCCAGGGCTTCGGCAATCGTGGCCTTGAGGCCATTGCCACTGGCAATGGCGCCAAGTACTTCACCCAGAGTGGTATTGCTCCAGCTGCGCTCGCGTTTGGTCTTGAGCCCCTTGCGTAGGTCCGCCGATCGCGCGCGAATGCTGAGCACGTCAGGTGCGCCACTGTGCTCGGTTTCGTCGACGGTGTAGGTGCCTTTGTCGACCAGGCCGGTATCACTCCAGCCCAGCCACAGTCGCAAAATCGCGCCTTTGGGTGGAATGGCCAACAGACCATCGTGGTCGCTGAGTATGATACTGAGTTGGTCGGCTTCGATGCCGCGATTATCGGTCAGCTCCAGGCTCATCAGCCGTGGACTGATCAACTGCGCGATGTCATTGCCATCGACGGTCAGGCGAAACGCCGGTACCGCATAGGCGGCATCGCGACGAGCCTGTTCCAGGGTGTTTTTCACGTAGCCCGTTACCCGGGCAATCGCGGCATCGATCACAGCAGCCCCCTGAGAATGTTCAAACCGGTGCCGGTGCTGGCTCCGAGCAGATCTACACGACCATCGTCGACGCGTTTCAGGCTCAGGCTGAATTCGATCCGCCGCGCCGCGCCGTTGGAAAAGAAGATGGTCCTGGTTTCCGTCAGGTTGTCGATCACCCAGAGCCCGCACAGTCGGCCAGTACCTTCGACCATGGGCCAGGCCTTGCCGGTGTCGGCCATCTGGCGCAACGCATCCAGGCTCAAGACGGTGCCGGCCAACTCCGGAAGGATGATGCCGGGGAGGGTGACGGCGTCCTCCCCCCGTCCCAGAAACTGGCGGGCCGGGTTGGTACCGATGCGGTTACTGCCAGGGTGGCGCCATTCCGTCTGGCGCTGCATCTCCTGATAGGCCGCCGTGTGCAGGCTGAAAACAAACATGCCAAGGGCGAGCATCATGCGGGTTACTCCTGGTCGGACAGTTGGCTGCGCTGGCGTGCGGATTTTTCCTGATTGATGCGGGCCAGCTCGGCACGCACGGCACGGGCAACGGCCTGGGCATCCATGCCCGGGGTGGGGTGAATGTTGATTTCGTAGTGGTCATGACTGTCGTAGGTCACGGCAGCCTGTGGCGCGACCGGGGCTCGGCTGTCGATCTCAATCGCTGGAGTAACTGCCGTGCCCATAGCCATGACGGGCGCCGCGATACCGCCCAATGCCATGGCGCCGGCAGCCGTGATCTGTTTACCGAGGGTGGCTAGTGTCGCCAGTACACCTGTGCCGGCCCCGTCTGGACCAGTCGAAGGCATGGTCGATTGCGCCGCCTTAAGCGGTTGATCCACACCAGCCGCTTCGGTGGGGGAGCGTTGCTCACCGGTGGCGGAGGGGCCAACGATTGCACTCATTACCGATGCACCAGCGTTGGTGAACTGTTTGCCGACGCTGGCCAGCATGCCCAACACGACCGAACCGACGCCGCTGGTTTCACTAGCGGTCGGTTGCGCAACGGTTTGCGCGGCTCTGACAGGCTGAGCCACGCCGGCAGCCTCGGCCGGGGTACGTTGCTCCCCCATTGAGGAGGGACCAGAGATCGCATTCATCACGAAAGAACCCGCGTTGGTGAGCTGCTTGCCGACGTTTGCCAGCATCCCCAACACGACCGAACCGGCGCCGCTGGTTTCACTGGCGGTCGGTTGCACAACGGCTTGCGCGGCTCTGACAGGCTGAGCGACACCGGCAGCCTCGGCCGGTGTGCGTTGCTCCCCCATTGAGGATGGGCCAGCGATCGCATTCATCACGAAAGAACCCGCGCTGGTGAGCTGCTTGCTGATCTGCGCGACGGCATCCAGTGGTCCTTGTTCACCAGATTGCAGCCCCTGTGTAAGGCCCGCCATGGTGAAACCGCCCAGTTCGGCAAAGACTCGCGACGGGCTGTGGATGCCGAGTTTTTCCTTGAACCAGTCGATGGTCGAACCACCGATCGAGGTGATGGCATCCTTGATCTGTCCTGCGCCGGACATTAACCCGTTGACCAGGCCGTTGACGATCATGTTGCCGAACTCGGTGAAGCGCGTCGGCAGATCTACGCCCAGGTAGCTCAGCACTCCAGCAAAGGCCTGGTAGATCAGCCCAATCGGACTGAAGTTGGCCAGAGTGGTGAGAATCCCGCCAATACCGCCGCTGAAGCCGGCCTTGATTTCGGTCCAAGCATTGGCGAAGTACAGCTTCACCTGGTCCCAGTTCTGATAGATGAGGTAGCCGGCGCCGGCAAGTACGGCAACGACGGCGGCAATGGCCAGGACCACGGGGTTGGCTGCCAGCCCCCACAGCGCGATGCTGACTGTGCGCAATGCGGTCAGCAGCCCACCTGACAGAGTCGTTGCCAGGACACGGACCCCAGATACCAACAGTGGTACCGCCGATTTTGCGAGATTCGTGAAGGTTGGAATCAATTGCCTGCCGACGCTTAATGCGCCACCACCCTTGATCCCGAACAGAGTCATGCCGTAACGCAACATGGCGAACGGGCCGAGCAGGCTGGCCATAGTTAGAGCTAGACCGCCAAAACCGAACGCCAAGGCGGCGACCAACGCCACGACCTTGACCAGTCCGCCTGCCAACTGCGGATTTTCACGAGCCCATGCCCCGACACCGTTGGCGACCTCGCCCAGGGTTTTGATCAACTCTTTAAGTTCAGGAGCCACCGCTGCGCCAAACTCCGCCATGGCGTTGGTGAAGCTACCCTCTGCGGCTTCCCAGACATTACTAAGCGTCTGCAGTTGTTCATTGACCCGTTTGCGCAGATCGGCTTGTGCCTGGAGTTTTTGCTGAACCTCCTGGTAGCCCGCCAACCCCTTGTTCATCATGGTGTTGAGAACAGTCATGGTTTCGGCGTCGTCGCCGAACAGGTCCTTGATGGTCTCGGTGCGGTCTTCGTCGTTGAGCACTTTGAGTTTTTCAACCTGGGCGAACAGGTTTTCAAGGCCGGCGAAGTTGCCATCTTTGTTGGTGAAGCTGAACTGTACCTTTTGGCCTTTCAGCTGACGGATCTTGTTAACGTCGTCAACCTTGTCCTTGTTCAAGCCCGCCTGGAAGATTTTCCTATAGGCATTACCGGCTGAACCACCTTCCATTCCGGCCTGATCCATCATGATCAGCAGCGGGGCCAATTCCTTGGCTGCCTCCAGTCCTGATTTTTTGATGGTGTCCATGACCGGGGAAATTTTGCTGAAACCCTGCAGCATGTTGCCGCTGTCGACGCCCATGTAAAAACCGCGCTGGATGGTGTCCATCAGCGCCATCATGTCTTTCTCACTGGTCCGAGTGGCGTCCTGCATCTTTGCAGCGAATTCGGCAGCTTCTGTGACCGGCATTTTGAGTTGCACACCGAGATACGCGGCAGCTTCACCCGTGCCGCCAAGGATGCTTTGTGCACTCAAGCCCTGCCGGCGAAGCATGGTCATCATTTCTTGGAACTCAGCTGTAGTGCCAGGTAGTCGGTCACCGAGGCGAGTCGCAAGGTCAGTAATTTTCTGAAAGTCTTCAGAGACTTTTCCGGTGTCGTCCATCATCGACACTTTGAGTTGAGTGGCTGAGTCTTCGTTCGGGGCAAAGGCCTTAATGGCTGATGCCACCGGCCGACTGGCGGCGTACCCGACACCGAGGCCTGCAGCACCGGACGCGGCCATGCTGCCAGCGGTGCTCTGTGTTTTGTCGTAGGTGCTGCGCGCTTTCGCCAAAGCCTCCTGTTTGCGCCGTAGTGTTTCCAGATGACCACTTTGAGTGCTGATAGCTTGGTTGGCGCTGTCGATCTGGCGTTTGAGTTTGAGCTCGTGAGCGCCCAGGGCATTGGTGTTGATCCCGGCGTCTTTGAGCTGGGCGCCGAGGCTGGACAGTTTGGCGTTCTGCTGGCCGTACTGTTCGCCCAGCCGCTTAGATTCGTTGGTCTGTTGCTGTAACAGGGCGAGTTGAGTTTTGTGCGGCTGCTCAAGCCGGCGTAACTCTTCGCGCAGGTTGGAGTGGCCCGCACGGACAGTGCGCAGTTGTGCATTGCCGGCGCTGTAACGCTCGGCGAGTGTCTTTTCCTTGGCGGCCAGTTGATCGAGGTCGACCTTGCGGGCACGCTGAGCCGTGGTCAGTTGTTCGTATT